CGGTACAGGTCAAATGACTTGGCTGTTCAAGAACTCCATTCTATCTGGTCCATCTACATCAGCCGTCAACATCCTCAGCGGTGTCTTGTCAATGATCTATATGCCAGCTGAACGAGCATTCGGTCATGCCGCACTCTCTCTAGTGGGACAAAGCACCATGTCAGCGGCTGCCCGTGAGCTGCGTGTATATCGTGGCTACCTCACAGCATTCTCTCAAGTATGGAACGATGCTTCCACCGCACCTTGCTGGAAGAACATCAAAGCTTCGTGGGAACAAGAAGGCAACTCCGTGGCAATGGGTTCAGGTTCAAGCCCAATGGGTGAGTTCGTCCCTCGTCGTCCTATTGCTTCTGACAATCCCGCTATCAGCAAAGTCGCAGACAAAGTGGGCATGCCTACTCAACGCTGGGACCCAGCAACTAAGTCGTATCAGACGACTGTGTTCGGTACTGCTCTTGATTGGTTTGGCAAGCTCGCAGGAACACCTACACGACTGATGGGAACCGTTGACGAGACCTTGTCAATCGTCTCAGCACAGGCTGAGGGTCGTGAAATCATCATTGACTCCGCTGATGCGGCGATAAAGGCTAATCCCGCATTGCTTGCTAAGTACGTTGACACGAAGATGAAAGAAGTATTCGATGACGTGGGTGCTCTCTTCAGTGAAGACGCTGTACGTGCCCGCATCATGCGTGAAGCAAAGGCTGCTGGTCATACACCCGGAGATGGTGGATGGCGTATGTATGTTCAAAACCAAATGGCACGTCAATGGCACGCTCCTCAGGGGCTTGACAGAGAGAACAACATCCTGCTCCAGAAGATCGCAGCAAAGGTACGCAGTCGTGTAGAGGAATCAACCTTTAAGCGTGACTATGACACGATCATTGAGGGAAACACGATTGGTCCAGCCGCTATCGGCAACCTTGGCAAGGCAGCCAGCGGACTTGTACAACAAGTACCTGCCCTTGGCATGATTATCCCCTTTGTCAAGACTCCAACAAACCTAGCTGCATGGGCACTTGAGCGTTCACCATCGTCAGCTGGTCGCATGCTCTACAAGCAGTGGCAGAACCCAGAGCTGCGTGGGGAAGTCATGGGACGTCTCTGTGCTGGCACTCTCATGTACGGAACAATGATGACTCTCGCCATGAGCGGCAAGCTCACGGGACGTGGTCCGAATGATCCGAACGTACGTAAGGCATTGGTCGACTCTGGTTGGCAGCCGAACTCCTTCAAGATCGGTGAGACGTGGGTGCAGTACGCACGCATGGACCCATTGGCAACGATCTTCGGTATGGCAGCGGACATGGTCGAGATTGCTTCCCACAAGTACACGGATCAAGACTTCCTCAACGCCACCGACGCCATTGCCAAGGTGTCCATCGGAACCATTGCCAACAACCTTGTCAATAAGACCTACCTCGCCGGCTTAAAGGGCACGCTTGACGCCATCACTTCTTGGGAGACCAAGGGCGATGCCTTTGTCAAGCAATACGCAGGGTCATTCGTACCGAACATCATTGCTCAGTCAAACCTTGTCATGAACGATGACTTGGCTGCTCCTCAGGGTGCTTTGGACGCAATCCGATCACGCATCCCCGGACTTTCACACACAGTAGATCGACGTCGTAACGCTCTTGGAGAGCCTATGGAGAATAATACTGAGGCTTGGAACTTGGCTATGCCGACTGTCACAACAAAGACTTCCAATGATCCTGTGAGACGAGAGCTGGCGAACCTACTTGTAGGCTTTGCTCCTCCAGCCCCACAGCTCGATGGTGGTATCAACCTCACACAACACAAAAACGGCAGTGGTCAATCCGCTTATGACCGCTATCAACAACTGACTTCGCAGGTAGAGGTTGGTGGACGAAATCTCCATGATCGACTGGCTCAACTCATTGGAAGTGACACTTATCAACGTATGCCTGACAAGGCTGTTGATGGTGTAGAGACATCACGTGTTGGAATGCTTCGTTCTGAAATCTCACGCTATCGCCGCCACGCTCTTACCCAACTGGGTCAAGAGTTCCCAGATATTCAACAAAGGAAAAATGACGTTATGGATATTAGAAACCAAATGAAGAGGGGAAACTAAGCAATGGCTGGTGAATATCTACTCAACTACAAAGCACGTAAGTATTACACAGGCAATGGAAGCCAGACTGACTTTTTAATTACCTTCCCCGGAGGTAATCCGATTGAAACAAGCCATGTCAAGGTCTTTGTCAACGGAAGTGAACTCACGAGTGCTTGGAGTGTGGTGGGGTACGGCGGAAATAACTATGTTCGATTTGAAACCGCACCTAACGGCGCAACCGCCGGCAATGTTCTTATTAAACGAGTAACACCAGACACTGAAGCAACCCGTGTTGTGGACTTTGTCGGAGGCTCTTTGCTGAAAGCAGAAGACCTAGATAGATCGCAGTTGAACTGCTTGTATGTGTCTCAAGAGTCTGCTGATTTGTTCTTGGATCAGGGCGGAGCAGCTGTTAATACAACATTTGATCAATCTATTGGCGGTGTTAAGACATTCACAGGCACAGTTAAAGTAGATGATTCTGCTGCGATGGTTTTCAAACCAGCGACTATTCCGATCAACCTTATCGGTGGTGTTCAATACGTACTTGCTGCTAAAGGCTCTGATGGAAGTGTTGGTTGGGAAGAAACACTACTCCAGCGTCTGCCTGACAACGTAGTGCTCACTGACGGTCCAGCTGCGGGTCAGGAAATCCTGACACCTAAGAAGTTCTCCGGATCAGTAGAGTTTGGTAATGCAGTGAAGATAACTGTGGGTGCTGAAGCAGCCAAGGTCTTGACATCGGATGCAGGAGGTAACGCTAGTTGGGCAAAAGTTGTCAACGGCGTACGCTTAGGGTCTTCCACCGCCTTAATTAAAGATGGCATTGTAACGATCACCGCAGCAGACATCGGGGTATTGGGTGGGGTTGTCGTAAACCCAACTACTGGTGTAGCTGAAGTAACAGGACCAGTTGACTTCAATAGTAGTATAACTCTTGGTGACGCAGGGCTTGACAATCTTGTCATCAAGGCAAGTATGAAAATCCCAACCAACGCCGGTGCTGGTAGGGTCTTGACATCAAACGAAGACGGCTACTGTGCATGGGCTGTACCAACCACATACGTAACGAGCGTCAATAATAAAAACGGAGCAGCCACCGGAGGAGCAGTAACACTTTCCGCAGACGACGTTGGTGCTGTTTCGGTTTCAACAACACAAGAGATTACGGGCGCAAAGACATTCACAGGCAACACGGTTATTGGAGCAACCGGTGGTGCAAATACGTTAAACGTATTAGCCACTCTTAAATATCCAGTAAATCTATTAACGACAGGACAAGCCGGTCGTATTCTAACTTCTACAGTAGACGGTACGGCTTACTGGAATACTCCCCCAGCTTTGGGTGTTGTAGAAATCAACACGAAAACTGGTAGCGTTATTACTTTAATTCCATCCGACATAGGTGCTGTAGCAAGCTCTGGTGCTGAAAACATTGGAGGAGTAAAGACATTTACTTCTATTCCAATCATGAATGTTGGAATCACAATAAACAACACCATGAAATATGCTGTTGGTGCTTATGGTGCTAATAAGTTCTTGACAAGCGATGTCAACGGAAACGCTTCATGGGCAACAGTCCCAGCAAGCGGAATTGTTTCAGTAAACGGTGATGCTGGCTTATTGACTGGAGGAGCTATTTCGATATCAGCCGATGATCTTGGTGCTGTTTCAAAGACTACGGCACAAGACATTACTGGTGTTAAATCCTTTAAAGCAAGTGTTAATCTCGGCAATAACCCAGATAATCAAACGATCACGATTGGTGCTCCTCTTTACTACCCAATCAATATGGGGGTTGGAGGAGCGCAAGAAGGTCAGGTTCTTACATCAGACGCTTCGGGTAAATGCGTATGGCAAATACCACAGGCAGCCGGTGTAAGTACCTTAAACGATGCAACTGGTCACCTTACTATTTCCGCCGACTCGCTTGGTGCTTATACAGCAGCCACACTTCCAGTCTGTGACGCATCCACACTGGGTGTTGTCCGGATGGGTTCTGGTTTGTTCATGTCTGGCAACGGTGTGCTTAACGTACAAGTCGGCGGTGCATTCCCTATTGCCACACGGCATGACGCTGCTACACCAACCATCGGTGGAATCATGGTTGGAGATAATTTAACTATCTCAGCATCCGGTGTTTTGAGTGCTATGACCGGCACGGGTGCTACGCAGGTTACAAGTTTTATGAATCAAACTGGTGCTGTTGACAACAATACTGTTTATAACACGTTAGGTCTTGTAGGTAAGGCAGCAAGTCAAACATTTACTGGCATCAATTCTTTTACAAAAACAGTCAAACTATATCAGACAACAGGTACTGCTGTTGGTTTATCCGGCGGGTACGGCGTTAATCTCTGGAACGATGCATCCGTCGGCACAGACACCACTAAACGTGGGTTGGTCTCTGTACAGAATCAAGTCAGCACAAACGACGTATACAGAGGGTATTCATCTACCGCTGGTATAACTTCACGCATTACCGGAGAAGGAAATGCCGTTTTCTCAGGAACAGTAACAGCAAACGCAGGATTTATAACATCCGGTGGAATGAGTATTGGCGACAACCTCATTGACGGCATTACGCTTAACGGTACTTTGAAGATTCCGGCAGGTGCTGCTTCTGGCTACGTTCTCAAATGTGCAGCTGACGTCGATGGTAATGGTGCTTTAATAGGAAAAGCCGTATGGTCAAACGTTGACGCTGCTCCTGTGTTGTCTGTAAACAACATTACTGGAACAGTGGTTATCACAGCGGATGGTGTAAACGGATTAGGTGCTGTCACAAAAGCCTCAGAACAAACCATTACGGGAGCAAAGACATTCTCAGCAGCAACTATACTGTCTAATGATTGCACAATCGGTACAACTAATGCAAACCTATTAACTGTAAAATCACAACTCCGTCTCCCATCAGGAGCTGCTGTAAATAAAATCTGGGCATGCAATAACGCAACTACTGGTGCTGGTAACTGGGTGGATGCGCCTTCTGGGTTTGTGACAAGCGTTAATGGTCACTCTCCTAACGGCAGCGGAGCAGTTGCTGTATTGGCGAGTGATATAGGTGCAGTGACTACTACTGGAAACCAGGTTATTGATGGTGATAAAACATTTACAGGAGTAGTAAACTTACAAGGCAACATTATTGTCGGTACTACTGAAACAACAAACATTACTATTGGGTCTGCAATTAAGATTCAAACAGGTGCGGTTGCTGGTAAATACTTAACTTGTGTGGACACCACAGGAGCTTGTCAATGGTCTGATGCAGCTCAAGCACCCGTGCTAACCGTCAATACTAGAGTTGGAAATGTTGTCATTACTGCTGACGGTGCAATTACAGGTATTGGTGCTGTCACGAAAAACACAGAACAAGTCATTACGGGAGCAAAGACATTCTCAGCCGTAACGTCATTTACTGAAAACATGACGCTTGGTGACGAATTAACCGACGTTATTGCCATCAAAGGCACGATGAAGATTGCCCAAGACGCTGTGCAAGGCAAGGTCTTGACATGCGGCGCAACAGGTGGAACAGTTGCTTGGCAATCCCCGTTGATTATATCCGTCATTACTAAAATCGGTACTACAATCACTGCCACACAAACCGGTGAAGTGATTATTGATGCAGTCAAGATTGGTGCTGCTACAACGGCTCAGTTGGTTACAGCAACGGCTGCTATCGACGCTGCTCAATTAACAGCATCCAATGCAGCCACAGCAGCGGCTGATGCTCAAGGTACGGCGAACAATGCACTTGTTTCTGTTTCTATAACGACTACTCCTAACCTAGCTGGCGGTGCTGCTCTCGACTGTTTAACAGGAAACGGTACAGAAAACAGTAAACTTCAAGTATTAGGTGCGCCACCACTTGGAGGTATTATTTCAGGAGACCTAACAGGGTCGTCTTATCCGGGACCGGAGATCGCTGCGGGTAAAGTGACGTACGCCAAAATGCAACAAGTTGCAGCGCAGCGTCTGCTTGGCAACGCCACGGGTGTAGCAGCAAGCGTCACTGAAATACAATTAGCTGATGGCTTGACATGGGCTGCGGGTAAGCTTGATACGGTTAATAAAGGCAATGTTGTGTTGTCAGCCGCAAACGCATTCACTAATACAACCGGAAACTCATTCGCTGGTACAACAACTACCGCTGCCTTGTCAACCACAGGTGCTGTCATCATCGGCAACACCACACCTTCTACATTAACAGTCAACTCAACGCCTACGTTCATGACTGATGTGACTATAAATACGGGTAAGGTACTGATTACACCTAAGTTTAGGATGGCTACTTCTGCATCCGACGGCTATGTCTTGACAACCGATGCAAGCGGAAACGGTACTTGGAAAGCAGCAGCATCAACCAATATCTTTAACTGCACGTCTGCGGTAATGTCTTATTCTGGTCCAAACTCTTACGCACTTACACTAACTAAAGCTGCCGGTAATCCAATAACTTGCACTCTCACCCGTGGGTCTACTTCGTCAAATAATAGTACATTAACATTAACAGGAGTTGCAGGACAAACATGGCAAGCTAGTATAACCGGCAGTGGGATGAGTACCGGTTTAGCTTGGCAAGGTTTTATTCATGCTGTTACGTTAAACGGAACGACCCCTGTTGCTACTATTCTGGTCCACGGTTCTGCTGTTCCTTTTGTCGGTATGATAGTTTTTAATAGAACAGCATAATGACACACGAACTACCCGACCTCATGCTTGCCCTTGGGCGGCTTGAGGGAAAGATGGATGCCCTTCTGCAAATGCAGCGGCTCCACTCGGAAGAACTTCAAAATCAAGAGGAGCGTATTCGACTACTTGAACACTCTCGCTCATTCACTATAGGTGCTGCGGCGTTCGCAGGAGCCTTGTCTTCTATTGCCTTCTCTTTATGGAAACACTAAATATGCCTTCATTACAAACAAAAAACTTTACTTTTGGTACAGGAACTAGCGTCTCAACCTTTGGTCTTTTATCTGCTACATCTAAAACATCCAACACGGCTGAACTATCACCGTTGGGTGCTGATGACGTTGGTATTGTGTTTATTAAAGCACACAACTCAGCCGGTAGCGTGACTCTTCCAACGACTGCTGCTGGTGTTCCTATCTACTTACAAGGCAGCCGTGACAACGTGAATTGGGTAAACGTGTCTTCGTTTAATCTTGGACCAACAAACGGTACAGGTACTGCAACTGTTTATACTAACTTCTCAAACCCAGAAACAAACACACGTCCAACTACTCTCGGAACAACCGACTACATTTCAACAATGGGTGTTGTGCAGCTCTACCCATACATGCGTTTGAGTTGGGCAGGTTCGACTCTAACTGGCAACGTAGTAACAGGATTAACTGCTTACATCGGGGAGGCTTAATACATGCGTGGATCAGCACGAAACAAAACAAGCAGCACGTTTACTAAGTTTTATCTTCTTGTTGAAACGGCAAATGGGAAAACCATAGGAAAACCTGCTGGGGGCGGTTCGGGTAAAGGAAAAGGGGACACGAGTATATACAGTAACTCGAATAGCTTTTACACACCCAGCGGTAACGGCAGTATGCTGGCGGGTCAAGCAGTAGCGCAAAACCTTGCTCCAACAGTAACCATATCGAGTGTTGATCCAAGCTCGCTAGTCCCCGGCGACGTTGATATTTATATTTACGGAACAAACCTCAGTATAACTACTGGGGTAGCGTTAAAGTTAAATGGAGTAACTTATACTGCCACGAACTGGGCGTATGACAGTGATGCACTGGGAGCACCAGCTAATCCTAATTTATACGTCGAACTACCTGCTTCCATTATTGATTTTGATGTATTTGGTCTATTTGCCATTGTTATAACAAACTCATACGGAAGCACAGAGTTTCCAGCAATGGTTAATTATGGGGAGAACTATGTAGGAGGAATAGCGGAAGAATGAGTAAAAACAAGAAGTCACTGGACGCTCTCCACACCCTGTTAATCGAGGAGCTGATCGCCCGTGTTCAGTCCGGAGTGGCTACTCCCTCCGACCTCAACGTGGCACGACAGCTCCTCCGAGACAACTCGATTGATTGCGCTGCGGTGGAGGGTGCTCCAATCATGCGGTTGGCACAGAACCTGCCATTCACGGATGAGGAAGAGGCTGCCTAATTGGGTAAGAAAGACCCGACAAAGGACTTCCGCAATGTCCTTTACATGATCTGGAAGCATCTCAACCTACCTGACCCCACGCCACTGCAATACGACATTGCGACGTTCCTTGACAAGGGTCCCAAGCGTGCTGTCATCCAAGCCTTCCGTGGCGTCGGCAAGAGCTGGATTACTTCCGCATACGTCCTCCATGTTCTGCGGCAGAACCCTGACTTGAACATCCTCGTGGTGTCTGCGTCGAAGTCTCGCTCAGACGACTTCACCACATTCACGAAGCGTCTCATTGAGGAGATGCCTATGTTCTCCCATCTCAAGCCCCGTGAAGGACAACGTGACTCCAAGATTGCGTTCGACGTTGGACCAGCCAAGGCAAGTCATGCACCCTCTGTCAAGAGCGTCGGTATAACCGGTCAGCTCACAGGCAGCCGTGCAGACCTCATCGTGCTCGATGACGTTGAAGTACCCAACAACTCAGAGACACAAATGATGCGTGACAAGCTGTCAGAGTCCATCAAGGAAGCTGACGCCATCATCAAGCCTGAAGGTCGCATCATCTACCTCGGCACTCCCCAGTGTGAGGACTCCATCTACACGCTGCTCCCAGACCGTGGCTACATCGTCCGTCTATGGACAGCCGAATACCCGAACGCCAAAGACCTTGAGCAGTATGGCAAGCAGCTGGCTCCGATCATCGCTGATGACTGGGATGAGACAAAGATTGGCATGCCCACAGAACCATCCCGCTTCGGGACACTCGATCTCACAGAGCGAAGGCTCTCCTATGGCAACAGCGGCTACTCCCTTCAGTTCATGCTCAACACTCGCCTGAGCGATCAGGACAGATACCCACTGAAGCTGGCTGACCTCATCCTCTACGAAACAGACCTTGCCAATGCTCCTGAGAAACTCTTCTGGGGTGGCTCTCCAGACCTTGTCATGGACGAACTCCCGTGCGTCGGTATGCGTGGCGACCGCTACCACCGCCCCTTCCGGGTGCAGGGCGACTACATCAAGTTTGATGGCTGCGTCATGTCAATCGATCCCGCCGGCAGAGGCGAGGACGAAACCGGCTACGCCGTTGTCAAGATGCTCAACGGCTGGATGTGGGTCTTCGAGTGCTCAGGTCTGCGTGGTGGCTACACCCCAGAGAACCTACAGAAGCTTGCAGACATCGCCAAGAAGCACAAGGTCAACGAGATCATCATTGAAGCCAACTTCGGCGACGGCATGTTCAACCAGCTGCTCGCCCCATACACCCGTGTCACCTACCCCGTGACCATCTCAGAGGTGAAGCACTCCAAGCAGAAGGAGCTTCGCATCATCGACGTGCTAGAGCCGGTCATGAACCAGCACCGTCTGGTCATCCTCCCCAGCGTGGTGAAGCAGGACTATGACAGTACCCGTGAGCTGCCCACAGACAAGCAGCTCTCCTACCAGCTATTCCATCAAATGACCCGTATCACCAAGGACAGGGGATCACTCAGGCACGACGACAGGCTGGACGCACTCGCCATCGCAGTCACCTACTGGGTAGAGCAGGTCTCCTCAGACGTGGAAATGAACATCAAGGCAAGACATGACGCCCTCTTCGACAAGGAGATGGACGACTTCGACAGAAGCTGGAACAAGCAGCACAAGTCAAAGGAACGTCAGGGGTGGATCAGGTAAGCCCACAGGAACCTATTAGGTGACAATAGGCGAACGTTGACAACAAAAGGCTACCACGGTATGGTTAAAGACTACTATGTCTTAGATTCAATCGTAGAGGACGAAGGCTGGGTACACCCTACGGATGACATA